AAAAAGTGAAAAGAAGCACTTTCAAAAAAGTGAAAAGAAGCACTTTCAAAAAAGTGAAAAGAAGCACTTTCAAATTTACGTTTCGGAGTACTTTCAAATTTATGTTTCGGAGTACTTTCAAATTTATGATTTGGAGTGTTCCCAAATTTATGATTTGGAGTGTTCCCAAATTTATGATTTGGAGCAGTATATTTTGGACCATCTTTCATTGTCTCATGATTCGGTGGGTCAAAGCAATGCCCCGTGTAAAGATTACATACTGGCCAATTGTAATGATTACCTACTCCCTTGCGGTGTGCTCAAAACCCCTAATCGGTCCATATTTCGATTCTAAGGTATGTTTTAGGGTCAACCCATACCTAGGCATAGGTTGGACCAAAAAAAGCCCTAATCGGTCCATATTTCGATTCTAAGGTATGTTTTAGGGTCAACCCATACCTAGGCATAGGTTGGACCAAAAAAAGCCCTTAACGGGCTTCTCCTGGCTTCAAAATGTATGCGTTTTAGTACTGATATTCTGGTTGTCTTTCTATGGCTTCGTCGATCAATCCGCCAAGCTGGTCAAAATGGACGCCGTCAAAACGATACTTAACCGATATTTTGCCTTTTCGCAAATGGCCAATAGTGATTAGGTAGGTATCGTCAAAACTTAATGTTATTAAAACTTGGCCTTTAAACTTGTGGCCTCTAACATAAAATAGTAACCCGCCCAAATGATTAGGCAAAATTTGCTCGGCCTTCACAAACCTATAAGCACTAGCGCCCCAACTCCAAATAACTGGAGCCGGTACTGACTGGTGCAATTGGTTTAAAATTGTTCTTGCTACTTGTTTACTTTCCATTTTATTTTCCTTGTTAAAAGTTTATAAAAGACCGTTTTCCGATTGGTTTTATCTGCGGTATAAAACGGCCAAAACTGCCACAATTTAAGATGCTATTAGTTCACTTTCATTTGCGCCTTTTATTCTAAGTACTCCGACCTGACCTGTTGGATCTTGAAACCTATAATCAGTTTTATCCGCGTCAAAGGTTTTACGCCCAAAATACTCGGTGGGAAAATCATCGTCTTTGCTTATTACAATTATAATATTAACCCATGGGTAATGGTGCATTACATGCACAACATCGTCATAATTTGAACCATCAAAACTAAAGCTCATATGATAATTATTCCATTTGCCCCTTAATGCATAATCACGCTCGGCCCGCTTTGTGTAGTCGTAAAATTGTACGTTAGGGAATAACTCGAAAACATTTTTACCGGTCCCCGCCAATTTTACATTTTCAAATGGAATATCACTATAGCAGTTCAATCTAAAGGCTAATGCTTTCCCGGTTTTCGCCGCTAGCTTTACACCGTTTGTTACTTCTCTTATCAGTAAAGCATCAAAGTTTTCCCTGTCCTTAAAAAACATCTCTGTCCGATTAAATTTGGCCTGTTGATTTTGTGTCATTACATTCCTACCCGCTGCCACACCTAAGCAAGTCGGCTTACAATTTTTGGTAGTACTCGGTTTACATACATTAAAGCCAGAATAATTTGCAGGTAGAAAAGACAGCGTATAAATCATTATACTACCACCGAGTAAAGTTTTGTGGTTTGCTTTACTTAATAATTTTTTTACCTTCTGTTTATACTTTGCTTTTTTTAATCCATTTACATTTATTTTTAATTTCATTGTTCCTCCCCTAATTGCATTAATGCCTCTATAACGCTTCCTAGGTCATAAATATTTTCACCTATCTCAATATCTAGGGGCAAGGCCTTAAAGTGCTTGTGATGGTCTAACATATATACTAAAATATCTTCTATTCTATCCATTATTCTCCTCCCGTATCGTCGTAGTATTCATTATACATCTCCTCAAAATCTATATCATGCATGGTGGACAGGTTTTCCTGTAGAGCATCGTAAATAAATTGCTCCATGCATTTGTAATCCATGTTTTTAATTATATCGTTGCAGTATTTTGTTTCTAAGTTGTCTCTAAGTTTTCTATTCATTTTGTCACCTTTACATAAGTTAAAATTATTTCTTTATTTTCCCAAAAAATATTCACTGTATTACTATTAAATTTATAGAGGCTGGCCTTGTCGAAGTAATGCCAGGATAAACCGTCGTCAGTTTTAAAAGCTACCGCATTAGATTGTATTTTACCTACTTCCCTAGTTCCCATATTAGTTTTAAATAAATGATTATATGCTTTCCATTTTGAGCCAACAGTTAACTCTCTTTTAAATTCTGCTAAATTTTTCATTTTATTTTCCCTTTTATAAATACCTTCCCTGGCGTTTGGTTATTAAATTTTAGAAACTACTAGCTTCTCAATTGTACAGGCCTCAACAGTATAACCGGCCCGCTCAGTGCGTTTGATTATCGCCATAAAATTTTCAGTCAAAACTTGATTTTCTTTTCCCATAGTTTCCAAAATGTTTTCCTTTACGCTTTTAAGCTCCTTCCTTAATTTTCGCGCTTCACTTTCCTGCTTGCTTATGATCGACGCTTGCTTCTCATAGACTTTCAATAACTTTTCAAAGTTTTCCATTTTATTTTCCTTTATTTTCTGCCATTATTGGCATTGTGTTTAGGTATAAAAATGGTAGCAATCCGCTACCGATTAAAATTAGTACTATTAAATTTTCCAATATTAAATTTTCCATTCTATTCCTTTTCCATTGCTTCGATGTTTTGGTTTATAATCTGTGTTTTAATCCATAAACGCTTTAATCTTTTCGATGTTGTTATTTTATCTAATTGTTTTTCAGTCAGGCCGCCCAAGTTAACATGATATTTTTGAAAGTTTTTATATTGTTTGAAAGTTATCAGTTCTAAAAACCTATCATGGCACGCATGAGTTAAGGCCCACAAATTACCATAGACGCGCCTGAACTCTGAGTTATCTAGTTTTTCATCTAGTGTTAACATGCTGGCTCCAATATTGAAGTGATCTGACCAAAATGAATCTTTTTACCTTCAGTACTTGTAAAAGTTTTTCTATTTATTTTTGCTACTGTGTGAATCTGTTTAGGTAGACAGATTGCAAAAAACCCTTCACCGTCAAGCGCTTCTACCCTAACGCCAACTTTTAAACTTTCTTTATTAAGTGCTACTAACCTTGCTTGTTTTTCTAAGGCCGCAGCCTGTTGTGTAAAATTCATTTTATTTTTCCCTTGGGGCCTTTCGGCCCCGGTTATATTATTGTTTTATTTAAAAATATCAATCATTGTGATGTCACAATAGAGGTCTTTACTTTCCGGGTATTCTACTTCTGACATAACTTCAAATTCAAAATAGTAGTGTTCTTCTTCTGGTTCCCCTTGTCCGCTTGAAAAATAGTTTTCGTGGTCTATGGTGGTAATATAAAAACAATCTCCTTCACCGACTTCCTTACCTTGTCTCATATCGCTAAGAGCGTCTTTTACTGTTATTTTTACGGCCGCTGGTAAACTTTTAAATTTAATCATTTTATTTTTCCCTTGGGGCCTTTCAGCCCCGGTTATATTGTTTTGTTTATAGGCCTTCATTCTCGATGCTTTGGATTAATGTTTCACCATATAGGCCTAATTTATAGCTTCTAATGGTCTTTACAAAGTTAACTGAAGGGTAATCACTGAATACAATGTAGTGAATAGTGCGTGCTGATAACTCTAATTCAAGCGCTCTTTTAAGTACCTCTGTCCTGTATTCTCTTAAACTTTTCATTCTCTTTTCCTTTGTTATTTTGTTTTTCTTAATCCCCTTATACACCCATCACCCTCAGTTAATATTAAATATTGCATTTTATGAATATTTTATATCGGCACCGAGTCGTATCATTATATAGGTCCATTTTTCCCAAACATACGCGCCTGCTAATCTACGCAAAACTTGCGTCTCCTTAATAACTGAACGATCGTTCAGTTTCTCCAGCCTCTCGCCATTTATGTTAGTGACGGGTCTTTTTTGGCGGAAGGATTAACAGTCTTGGGAGCAAACCCTTCAGAGTATCACATCGCCCCTAGACCCCACAACCCACAGTGTAATAATCCACCCGCTCCCAATCTGACAGCACTCCACCCTATAAACATTACAATGCTATATCTTTGACACACCGAATTATGATATGATAAAGACTCGCCCAGACTTGGGGTGTGCTCAGTGCGTTAAACTGCTCCGCCTCATAGACTTGGGAGCACTCCACCTCATATATTTTGGATCACTCCGCTTCACATATTTTTGGAACGCTCCATCTCATAGATTTGGGAGCGCTCCGCCTCATAGATTTGGGAGTGCTTCTTTTTAAAAATTAGGGAGCAGGTGTCCCCGAATCCGGATTTTCTTAAAGGATAGGGTGGTATCACCCTATTTTTAATTGCAGGTAAAAATTTCTCAAAACCCATCTGAAAATATCTGGCGAAAAAAATTTCTTGAAAAACCACCCTATTTGCCTTTAAGGCCCGGTCCATTATAAAATACCAAACGTGGAATACAAGAAAGAATTATGCGAGGATCTGATCAAGTTCGCCGAACGTGGGCTGGGTCTTAATCACTGGTGTGCCAAGATGTTAATCACCCTCGACGAACTTGAGGACATGCGAGTCCTCGAGCCTGCCTTCGACAAAGCCTGCAAAGTCGCCAAACTCAAGCAAGAACTCTGGTGGTTCTGCAAACTCAAAGACGGACTAAACAAAAAGAAAGATTTCAATACTGCCGGCTGGAACGCCGTGATGAACAACGAGTTTGGGTGGAGTCAAAAACAAGACCCCAAAGCCCAGGTGGTTGCCATAGTGAAAGGACTCGAGCAAATTGTAGAAGAAGATGAAATGGCACGAATTGCCGAAGCGGCTAACGTAATCGAGTTAAAGACTGCAAAGAGCCAAGACCAATAAAGGGCTTAGTGTCATAAGATTCCGTATAAATATTCTTTGCCAATTCCGATTCAAAATAAACCATCGCCTCCTCCACTGCTTCTTGTATATAATTCCTAACTTTCCTAGGCTTCTTTAACTCCCAAGTCTTGGGGGCTAAGAAAGCAATCTGTGCCGACAAAACTGCGGAACCAAAAAGCTGTATAAACGATCTACGCTTCATTCGGCCCCGTAGTCATCAAAACCAATAACCTCTGAGTCTCGACAATCTTCCTTTCAATAAGAGTTTTCTTAACATGATCCCCAAACAAGACCTCACCATAAGTGCTATTTTTCTTTGCCTGTATAAGTATTTTTTCGTACTGCCGCCGCAAATTACCCAAGCGGTTATTCAACCTTCTCTCATGTTTCATCACATCGGCACCTTGTACAAAACCGCAATCCAAATACAAATCATCCACAGTGTAATCGACAGGGTCCAGAAACAGAAGTCTTTAATTTTCATTTATCTTACTCCAATCCTCAAGCTGCATCATCAGCCCCTCTATCTGTGCGTCCGTGGGCCTATCATCTAGGTGAGTTGATAGTTCATACTTATCCCTAGACACGGAGAGTGACCACTTCCGATCCTCGCTAAGTTTGTTGCTGGGGGGGACTTCCTTCCACTTAATCTTAAAACCATCTTTGGTATATGTTTGGCAGTTTATCATATGCACCCCCCAGTCAACTGGCCTAATAGAACTAAGCCCATTGCCTCGAGGTCTATAACGCCATCACCGAGGTACACGGTATTCAGGCACCAATATTCCCCGTCTGCCCAGAACCACGTCCATCTATTACAGACGTCGTGCCCGTCAAACTCAAACAGTTGATCCCTGCCTTGGTGATACATAATCCAGGGGTCTGGGGGTCTGTCGTCAGTCATTAGTTTCATTCGTTACCTCTTAACCCGGATCTACCGGGGTTATGGTTCGGGTTGTTCATCGTTTTCCTCTAGCCACTTACGGGCTCTCCGCCCACCCTCTAACTTATATTCCCAAGTTTCTCGCTCCCCATAGAACCGAATCACTTCCGTAGCGGTGGTGAGGTTTCTTCCAATTTTTCTTAGCTCGTTTTCTCTATTAAGAAGTTTATAATCCATCAACTTAATCTTTTCGACCAATTGCATATAAGCCTCTTGCCTGTATTCCATATACTCCGAGTTGGCGTGGAAAGCGGATCTTGTCTTAAAATAATCGGGTAACATCATGGCTGTATTAACCCATTGGTCAAATGTTACCCTATTCGGTGCAATTGCTTCCTGTTTGGTGTGATTGTCGTCGTTCTCTTCTTCAATTACTAACCTTTTCATTTTATTCTCCTTTTACGGGTTATTCATCATTCTCTTCTAGCCACTTGCGGGCTTTGTAGCCTAGCTGGGCATTTGTCTTTTGCCAAATCAAACCCGTTTGAAAATTCGTTACGTTCTGGGCATCCTTTAAGGTAAGCCCCATAGTCTCTGCTATATATTCTTCGTCTGGATGTTTGCTAAAGTTATCGTATTCCCCATAGAACCGAATCACTTCCGTAGCGGCGGTGAGGCTGTCTTCAAGTGCGGCAATGCGGTCACCGCATCTAATCAGAATACTGCGAACATAAAAATGAGACTTCTCTTCAGTAGCTTGCTTTATTAGGTCAATTATTTGCTCTGATAGATCATTCATCTTTAAGTCCTTCGATACACTTCGCCTGCTAGTTTGTTCTCTAGCATATCCGTATACTCCGAGTTGGCGTGGAAGGCTTGTGTTATTGATAATCCACTTAAACCCTCTTCAAAGCTGGCTACCCTCATAACATGATCTATGTTGCCCACCAATTCACCCATGAATGTATCGGAGGTATATCTTTCTTTCCATTCCTCAAAAGTCACCCGCTTAGGTGTATCACTCATCCCCACATATCCTCTTGCTCTACCCGCTCCATCTGCTTCTTAATATCTTTGGAGGGGTGATAAGCCTTAAACTTTTTGAATGGCATCGGCGGAATGAAGCCGCCTTTCTTGTTGGAGAGTTTCATCCCCTGGCTTGCTATAATAAACCATGCCAAAGACATACCGGACATATTTCCCAGCACGAATAGTAATGTGTATATAATAATTTCTTTACTCAAATTGACTCCCCCTAGCTCGTTTCGATTTCTTTTCTAGCAATTTGAGTTTCTCTCGTAAATTCGCAGGGCGTTTAATATCCTCGGCAGGCCAGATCGCCCCCCAGTCATTGGAGTGAGCCTGCTTAATTGCCTGCAGGGCGATACACGCTGCGACGACCCTATCTTTTCCGCCCATCAGTATGTCCCCGCCTGGCTCAATGACTAGTGTCATCATTTCACGCAAAAGCGCCTGGTCCCATAACTGCAGAGTGCCTTCTCTGACTGCGGCGACAAACTCATCCAGCATTAACATTTTAGATTTTTTATTTGAGTGCCAACCAATCTTTTTGGTATAGGCTTCTGATCTTTCTTCTTTTATCTGACGGGTGTAAACATTTAAATAACCTTTTCTTTTTACTTGTGCCATCGTGGCGTGACCGTGGTTATTTATTTCCACTGCAACTAGTGCTTGATTATAAAACGATCCAATTTTACAAACTAACTCGCCAAATAAGTCGGGGTCCATCTTGCCGTGCCACGAAGCACAGTGCTCAAGTCGTTTGTTAATAACAAAGACGGAAGAAAAATCCCCCAGCTCTAAACCTTCCGCGACGTCTGCACCGAGTGCATAGATGTCTCCGGGGTTTGGCTCCTGGTAAACTTTTAAACGACCATCAGCTCTTGGTGTTAGTGTTATGCTCGACAAGGTGACTCCATGTTTGAATTTTGCGCTTCACTTTGCCGCAAATTTGGCATCGTGTGGTGATACTTTCGGTCTGCTTGTCGAAATCTACGTTTCGTTCTATCAATTCGTAGTGTCCGTGACGAAATAAAGCACAAATTAACTGCTTTAATTGACGCTTAAAGTTCATAACATTTTTCCTCGCCCTTAAGAGCCTTAGCTTTCGCCATATCAAGTAGATCAAGTATTAATTCGGAGTCAAACACCGTCCTGCCGGATGCAATGAATGCTTCTTCGGCGGAAGCGGGGTATTCTTGTTTAAATTGCGAGACAGGGTCCATTAAAGCGTTACCCATCTCGTTTCTAATCTTCCAACGTCGCCATGCGAGCTTTGTGTCGGTTATGAGAGGGAAACGTCGCTTAATATCTTCTTCTTCTTTGTTACAGACAAAAGATTCGTCCCACATTTCGTATTCGGGGTTTTCCCACCATGGAAAAAACACTGGCGTGTAATCTGACTCACCTGCCTCTGCCATTTTCCATCTAATGTAAAATTCTTCGCCTTCACCCGCCATACCATTGGCAGTTGACTCCATAATCACGGTCGTGCCGATTTGTCTCGGTACAGCTTGTAATAACCCCGTAATTACCTTGCCTCCTTTCTTCCAGAAGGCACATTCACTCATATGCAGCGTATTTATCGTTCCCGACCGACCGGCAGTCTCTTTATTGGCGGTTTCGACGGAAATTGAAGATAATAAGCCTTTATAGGCAACATCATCGGCTTTTGCCTTATTATCGCCCAAAAGTGGGTTTTCAAAGACTAATTCCTTCTTATTTGAGTATCTTTTCATTGGCTGTACGAATTCCGGACTATAATTGTAATACCGGTTGCACATGCCAAATAAATTCGCAGTGGCGTCTTGATCGTGGGCAATGATAACGGCACGCTTGTATTTGTTGGTCGCACAAATGTGATACGTTAAAGCGGTCGACCAAGTTGAGATACCAATCTGCCTAGCTTTCAAAACTATAATACGAACTGGCTTTTTGTATCGTTGTGCTTTTACAATTTGCCACATCTTTTCCTGGTAAGAATTAAATCTTAGCGGAACTAAAGTTGATTCCTTAGTCAGGATGTTCAGGTACTTGGTGTAGTACGATAAATCCCTAATGGCTTCGGCGGTTGTCCTAGCAGGTTCGATCATAGTACCTCATATATCCTAAACCAGCCGCCCACAATTAACCGGCTGTAAATTTCGGCGAACTTGTTCTTCCGCAACAGCTTACCCCACTGAGCATCATAATAAACGATATACCCTTGCGCATCTTTTAGGTGGGCATTTAGTCTTGCCGTATTCTGAGCAGCAAAAGGATTAAACATATAATAAATAGTAGGCTCACCGCTGGCGGGAGTGTCGAAGAAGTCCTCACCTTTGGTTATTTCATAACCTGTAATAGAGGCGAAGCCACTTACTTTAGAGGTCACAAAGCCTTCACCCCCACCAATATCTACAAAGTGATACTCACTTCTAGTAACCAGTGCATCTACTCTTTCAAGCATGAACTTAATCACATCTGACTGAGTGTTGGCGTTGTAAATTCTAGGCCGGACATCTCTTCCCATTATGGCGCGTCTGTCTCTACTAATTCAATTACAATATAAGATTGATCGGAAGGGTCTAACTGAATAGACTCAACATCAACACTCTGTAACACTTCTGATGGCAGCAATAAGTCCAATGCTTCCTGTTTACCAATTCTAAACTTTAGTTTCTGTTTCTTTTGTGCTGCCATTGTATCCTCCTAATTGGCGTGCCCAACAATAAGTATCCCGTTGTGATTGCAATGTAAATTCTCCTGGTCAAAGCCATGGGTTATATGCTCCGCAGTTAGTGGTACATAATAGGCATATTGAACAAAGGAATGAGGAGCAACAGCCCCACCGTTATCTATTTGTTGAAATAAATTGTTTAAATGATACACCTTTCCGGATGTAGTAACCGCAGTAATCCCCACACCATTATAAGCTATCCCTGACCAAATTATTCCACCGATAGCTGCACTTCTAATCTGTTTATTTCCTATGTGAATTATTACCCCCTTCTCTCCGGATCCATCATTATGATTTAAATAAAGGTTTTTCCCGTCCGTTGTTAAGTCTCTAATTATTGAAGAAGGGTTAGGACCAAAGTTTACGTTAAACATGTTAGCCAGGAGTTTTCCAGCCTTGTTCATTGCAGCCACTTTCTTAGTTTTAACAGATAGCATCCCAACAGTATTGTCATCATAATAAGCAACAAATAAGTTGATCCCATCAGTAACTATGCCTGTTAAATACTGAAGCCCTGGCAATGCTGGTCTTAGGTCAATTCTTGCTGTTACCCTGAAATTTCCATTAAGTATTTGAGCTATGTTTAAATAGTATTGTTCGGTAATATAATGATTGTGACCATCACTACAGCCACCAGTAAAGATAAGAGGTGCAGCTATATCAGCAACATACCTGTCATGTTGTTCGTTGTAGAATCCCGAACCCTTTGCCATTAGTTTCTTAGACCAATTTCTGAGTTGGTTATAGTGTAAAATTTCCCACTTGGAGAGGCTGTTGCATCGGATGAAACTGTGCCGACTATTCTGATCGTATCTGCTCCACCTAATGGAAACATGACAGAAACATTTATTGCCGTACCAGTTCCTACATCTTCATATTTAAAGAAAGCCCAGAAGCCTGAGGTAACCTCAAAATAAGTGCCTCCAGAAGATTTCTCTTCTAATGTCCACTGGAAATCTGTTGGATTGGAGTTTGATTCTATTGTAAACATGAAACTGGCATACCTAAACCCAGTAACATCAATGTCTCCCGAGTTATGGGATTCACTTGCTGTATCATAAATATCATCTAATCCACTCAGAGCTACTGACTTTCTGTGAGCTAGGTCAGCTACTAGGTGTTGCCCATTTTGCAATGCAATTGAATTTACCCTATCGGCTGCGGCTACATCAGCGGTATGACCAGAAGTATTGAAGTCAATCGCCTTGGCTCCTGTCTTAACCGGATTACCTGAATCAGCGGAGTCATTGGCTACATCGCCAGCAGCTACGACATCGTTGTTATCGCCAAGATTTACAAGCGTTCCATTTGTTGAATCGCCTCTTGCTCTGTCCCAGGTTGTCCCATCATAAACATGAGAGAAAGCACCGACTGAGGTAGTTGATGGGTTAGCGGTATCGTCTGCCAATGAAGATGCAGCAACAAATCTGTCTCTTACCGCTTCGACTGCCGTTGTATTAGTAGTTTGTCTGGTTGATGTTGCTGCTCCTGGGACAGTCACAGACCATGCACCAGATTGAGTTGCGACTACTGTACCACTAACAGATAGAGTGTCGCCTGTTTGGTTAATGATTGGAATACCATCGGAGTCTAGATTGCTTACTTTCACATTATGACCATCACCTAGTAACCCGGCAACGGCTACACCAATATCTGACAGTCTTAGTTCTGCATTTGTTAATGGTCCAGTGACCGCTATAGATGTATTACTAATGGTTACGTCGTGATCGTTTGATAATTGACCTGATGCGGTCGCAAGTGTTCCAGCGGTATCATTAGTTATTGGAACAGCATTAGTCCCTGATACATCTGTGCCACCTACTTGAATTGTAGCATTGGCGTTTAAGTTTGCCCTGGTTGCCTGGCTTATGGGCACGGCGTTTAAATCTGAAACTGCCGTTCCCAATACCTTGATTAAATCGACTTCTGTTTCTACTCCGCCTAAGGCAACTTGGGATGTTTGGATGTTTACATCCATCGCCCGCTTATCATTACCTACATCTTTTGTGGATGTTATGTCTAGATCATCATTGTCCGCTGGCTTTGGTGCCGCTGCTATAGTCTCTTTGGCAGAAATCCGTTCTCCCATTTAATCCTCCTTGAAAGTATCTATGGCGCGATCGGAAACCCCATACGAGGCAAGTTCTTTGGCAAGGTCGCCCGTGAAGTATGAGGCTTCTTTCTCGCTGGCTCCCGAAGGAGTTTCTTTTCCTATTTCGATCATTCCCTTTTCTTTTAGAACGCGCTCATATTCTCTACGTCCACCGACGTTTTGTCCAAGTTGAGGCTGCCATCCGGATGAGAACCCATCCTTTATGCGGTTTTTTGGGGATTCAATGTGTGATTGGTAGCCGTTGTCTAAAATACCCACGTTATTTTCTTTAACGTAAGCCAAGGCTTCCGGAGGTGACAGATACCTAATATTATCAGGTTTATCCGTAAATTTGAATTTAAAGTATCGCGTCCTTGCCATAATGCTTAAATCCTAACATAATTAAGTTTTAGAAGTCTAACGGAGTAGATTCTTTGATCGAAAAAAATACTCAGGAATCTGGGGACAAGGCTGTCCTTAAGAAATGTGACCAAATAAAAGAAACCGCCAAAGCATATCGCGACCAGTTCGAGTCCGCTAAAGACGGCTGGGAACAATACGAAAAATTCTATTATGGCGATCAGTGGCAGTTCTCTGAAAAGCGCCCGGTCAAAAACTGGTGTTTTACCATTATAGAAGGTGAGGTTCCCGTAATCACTGATATTGGCAAGAGTTTTGTCGACCTTGTGCCATTAGAGCAGCAGCACGAGGCGGAAGCCAAAGTCCTAGAAGCCTCGGTCCAATCAGTATTTGAAACCCAAAAGTTAATTTTAAAAGTATCTCAATCAATACGATCCGCACTTGTCACAGGGACGGCGTGGCAGTATGTGGATTATGATCCGGACCTTGACCAAGGCGATGGGAACGTAGTTATTAAATGTTTGCCATGGCGGCACGTTTGGATTGATCCCACTGCCACGGAGATCGACGAAGCCGACTACGCCATTATAGAGATCCCCACCAGCGTGGATGAACTAAAAAGAAGATTTCCAAAATCAGCTAACGACATCAAGCCAAATAAAGAACAAGAAACTTTTAACAAACGAGCAAGTGGAACGGATTCCGATAGATGGTCGCCAGGGATGGTGACGGAGCAATCAGTTGGTCGGTTTAAGGCTGACGACTTAGCTACTGTTGAAGAGTATTGGATTAAAGATTATACCATGGAGCCTATCCCAGAAGATGTAACAGCTCTGGAATTAGAAGAGGAAGCTAAGGCTTTCTTGTCTGGTAAAAACCCTGACGTTAATAAATACATGAATCATAAGGGTCACATGCTAGGTCATGCCAACCAGGTTAGAGAGCTGGCGGCGGAACTATTACAACTACCAGTCGAGGTAATCACTGAGCAGGACATCGCGGAGCTAGAGACTAATCCAAAAGTTGGAGTCGGCTTAAAAATTGTTAAAGATCATCTTCGGATGCACAAAATATTAGACGAGCAAAACCCCAAAGGTACTCGACCAAAATATCCAGAGAACCTAAGGCTCATTATAAAGATAGATAAAACCATCCTATACGATGGGCAATCACCAGAACGTGACGGGAAAATCCCTCTTGTGCCATTTTATGCCTACAAGACTGAAGATTCTATTTACGGACTAGGCGAGGTTAAAAACCTTATCTCTGCACAGAAATCATTTAACGAAATGGATTGGGCGGAACTACAAGGTCTAAGACTAAACGGAAACTCAGGTTGGGTTATAGATAAAGAATCTGGTATCGACAGTGATACTTTAACCAACGAACCTGGTATCATTATAACTAAGAAGCAGGGGACGGAAGCACGGAGGCTGGAACCAGGCGTGGTTTCACCACAACTTGCGACGAGGAAATTTGCAGACCAACAAGCTATGGAGCAAATTTCAGGTATCAATGAGGCCTCTCAGGGAAGAAAGCCCTCATCTGTTACCGCCGCTGCCGCAATCCAAGCACTGCAAGGTGCGACACGTTCAAGAATAAATCAAAAACAAAGATACCTCTCTGAATACTCACTCCCAAGACTGGCAAGCCTAGTGGCTTCCAGAATTGTTAACAGATGGTCAGTAGAGAAAAAACTCCGTGTCTACGATAAAGACGGCGAGTTACAATACATAGAATATAACCCTGATGAAATATACAAGTTAAAGTATGATATTCGTCCGCTTGCCTCGACCAACTCTGGTTTGGCTAAGGAAGAAGTTTTCAGTGTTATGTCTCAACTCCTTCAAGGTAATGCAATTGATCCGCGTACGTTTGTTGAACTGACAGACTTACCTTATCGTTCCGCCGTTTTAAAACGTATGGATGAAAACGACGAGAAGAACGCGATGATAGAACAGTTAGTAGCAGAGAACGCTCAACTAAAAGAGCAGGGTAACCCACAAAGTTTGCAGGACATTCCTGCCGACGGAGAGCCACCAACTGAAGCAGAACTTATACAGTTACAAAACGGTTAATATAATATAAAATATTTTCACGGAGCCTTAGGGCCAACCACGGAAGGAGTAAAAATGTCAGAAGAAGAAACTGGCGGGACAACTGTCGATACAGACCTCGCAGGATCAGAAGGCTTAAGTGCCGACTTTTTAAACAGTTTAGGAATTGAAACAAACGCGGATTACGGACAAGCCGATGCGGCCCCTACTGGAGATGCAGAAGTTTCAGAAGAAGAAGTAGAGGCTTCACCTAGTGAAGAACCTACAGTGGATGAATTGGTAGAGGAAGGACAAGCGGAAAGCGCCCCCGAAACTTTCGAGATAGTTCACGACGGAGTCAGTAGGAACCTAACATTAGAGGAACTGAAATCTCACGCTCAAAAAGGGTTTGATTACACGACCAAGACAATGACCCTAGCTGAGCAAAGAAAGGAGTACGATGCGCAGGCACTTGCCCAAGCAAACGAACTCAAGGCTAGTCAGGAATTAATAGCCAAAGAAAAGCTAGAGATGACTGACCTTTATTCATTAAGAGATCAGTGGGATCTGTACATTAACCACGTAGAAAAAACTGACCCAACACTTTTTGAAGAACTTAAAGAAGGATTCCAAAGCGTTAACCTTCAATATAATAATCCAGTTGTATCGGCACACCAGGCAGCTACAAACAAGGAAATGGCGGAGCTAAGAAGCTTAGTTCAAAGCCAACAAGATACTTTGAATATGAAGGACTTTAACAGAGATTATGACTCAGTTATGGACAAGTATTCAGACGACCTTAAACACTTGGGATTAGACATTGATAAGAAACTGATTGAGGATTCCTGGGCTTCCGGCGCAAAAACGGCAGAGGATGCACTTCGCGATGTTTACGGCAAACAAATGTTCCAATTGGCCATGTCAAAAGGAAAGCTTGCTAAGACAGAGAGAAAAGCAACCGCTGCTAAAAAAGTACCCACTGCCGGAACCGCTAAAGTTGGAAAAGGTGTTGATAAGACTCTGACCAGAACCACCGCAGGAAGATTGCGTGGCTGGAACGATTCGTTAGTTGCCGCTATGAAAGAGATGACATAGACCTGCTATAACCAAGGATTAGGAAATGGCATTAGAATTTTCACAAATCACATCTTTGACTGAAAGACATTTCATCCCCCGTTTAGTGGATGGTGTTTACAACTCAAAGGCATTTACTGCACGTCTGGCTCGCCCGGACAAAATGCAGATGAAAGATGGAGGTCATGAAATTTTGGCTCCCGTCATTAACTCACAACCTGGCGTTGGCGGTTACTTCGACGATCTAGCTACACTAGATACTTCTCGTACCGACAACATCACAGCTTCTAAGCACCAATGGCGTCAACTTTATGAGCCAATTCGTGTCTCTAGAAAAGAGCTTTTACAAAATAATGGCGATGCTGCAAAGCTTAGTCTTGTTAAGTCTAAAGTTCAGATTGCTGAAAAACAGTTCAAAGAAAATTTGGCCCTAGGTCTTTTTTCTGATGGTACTGCAGGATCAGGCGCTGGTACGACCGATCAAATTGACGGCCTACAAAGTGTTGTTTCTACAAGTTCTACCTATGGTGGAATTGCTGTAGCTGACTTCGCGGAATGGGTTGCTATTGATAAGTCTAACGGCGGGACAGATCGTGCCCTAACTTTGAATCTTATGCAAGCTGCCTTCGGTGCCGCTAGTGAAGATGACGAGAAACCATCTGTTGCTGTTTGTCGGCAAAATGTTTACGATCAAGTTTGGTCTTTATACCAACCTCATCAACGATTGATGAGTGAGGAAATGCACAAACTAGGTTTTCCCAACACTTTAGTTTTTAACGGGATTCCTTTGATTGTTGATAGTCACTGTAAAGCACAAACTATTTATTTTTTAAATGAAGAGTATTTATTCTTAGCTGTTCACAAAGACGAGAACATGAGAAAAGAAACTCTTGAAAGATTAGAAACTTCAAACTCAATGTTAATGAGAATCTTCTGGATGGGTAATTTAATTTGCAACAACAGACGATTCCAAGCTCAGCTTGGTGACATTGAAGTAGCAGCTTAGGAGGCACTATGAAAAAATTAATTGTTTTATTTGTTTTGTTGTCACTACCTGCACTTGGTGTAATTAGTAAGCCCTTTGGTGCTGACTTTGATAATACTGGGACTCTTAGAACACAAGATCCTATTGACATCAATGTTAAGTTTACCTCTGCGGTTGCTGCTAACGAACTACAAGTTTGGGATAGCACCGCTGCCGACGGAGCCACTGTCGACACTTCTGATTCAGAAAGTGCCGCTGTTGGTGACAAAGTAGCTTGTGTATCTGTAGCCACTAAGGCCGCAGGTAAAGTTGGTAAATGTCGTGTTTACGGAAAGATGACTTTGAGATTTGCTCACTCTGGGAACGGTGGTGACAATCTTGATGCCACTTTTAACGAGGAAGTTTATCTTGCTGGTCCCACTGCGGGCCGGGGAATGGTTGCTGGGATTATTTCCCCTTCAACTTCCTCTCCTCTAGACCACCCAATTGGTGTGGCACTAGAAGCTAAGACAGCTACTGGAGACATTAAGGTTTTTATTAACCTACTTTAGTATGAAAAATTCTTACGAATTATTCTGGGGAGCGGTGGTAACACTTCTCCCCATTTTTTATCGACGGGAATGGGGCAGTCGATTATCAATGCAAGTGGGGTTGGTCGCTTGTATATGTGTGAGCATACTTTTGTTTGGTGGCGGTATATCCAAGTATATACCAAAGAAGTCTTTCGTCCTGATCTGCATCTTGGGATTATTTAATAGAGGTAATATCGCCTCTTTCACGTTTTTCATTCAATGGGTTTCAGTTTGTTCTGGACTTCTGTTGGTTTCGCAAATGAGCGAAAAAATTAAAAATATAAATTGTGTATACACTATGTTGGCGATAGCTTGTATCTTTCATAGCCTCTGGGTTGTAATAGAGTGGGTGGGGTTCAGTCCTTACCACTGGTTCTTTATGAAACTAGAGGGAACCAAAGTTTTAACTAACCACGGTTACGGATACACCTCGGGGGTGTACACAAAACCCCTAACTGTCGGGGCTTTCAGCCATTACAATCTGACCGGTGCCTACATAGCAATGTGCCTGCCGGTGTTTTTTAGACGCGCATTTTTACCGTACATTTTCCTGCCAATTGGCGCAATTTTACTCCTAGGTTCGGCACTGCCGATGCTAACTGCAGCAGTTGGGGCGACAATTTACATAGGGTGTAAACTTAGAGTTAACCTTCAAAAATGCATAGCCTCAATAATTTCAGCGATTTGTTCGCTAACTATCCTCTGCCATATACCGGCAACCCATAAGTATTTCTCCTGGTTTAAGAACAATGGGAGATTCCCAGTCTGGGAGGATACTATCACCTGGCTGACCGGACTAGACGTGCTAATCGGGCGGGGTCTTGGGTACTTTTATGACGAGTTTCCTCGGACATTTACCCGCCATGGACAGGTATTTCAGCAAGCTCATAACGAATACTTAGAAATATATATCGCTTTCGGTGCCATTGGAGTTATCCTATTCCTATGGTCCCTCCGACCTGTATTCAAGGCTAAAGATCCTGTACTAATCGCAGGAATCCTGGCATCATTAATAAATATGGTTGGTCACTTCACCCTGCACATAGCGGGCACAGCACTAGTGGCCATAATTTACTATTCACAATTGTTCAAGGAGAAAGAACATGGCAACATCCGCATCTGAAGTCCGTAGTGAACCAATGGGCGCATCTAAAATTCAAGTTTTTGATGTAGAGTTATCTGGCACCGTCACGTCTGGAACTTTCAGTACTGGTCTTGATTACATTTATTGGGCAGGTATTTCATCTAGCACAGCAACTTCTAAACCTACTATTGGTAAAAACTTTTCAACTACGTCAGTAGTTACTAACGGGGACGTTTTTATTGAAGATGCCGCCACGGATGATACAGGTATCTCTGTTATAGTTTACGGTCGGTAATGTCCCGAGCATGGAATGGGAGTAGCTTAGAGACAGAACTCTCAGCACTCCTGGGTGATACAAGCACCACCTTTAAAGCTAGAGTTTTAGGTTGGATGAATGATGTCCAACAAGAAATATCTGACAGCCACGACTGGAACTTCCTAATCAGGAGAGGCGAAAAGATCCTCACTGCACTTAGCGAACAACAGTCAGTATTAACTGCCGCACCCACTGCCGCTTCAGTAGCTCAGTCTGCCGGCGGAACACTCACAGACGCTGGCGTCTATAATGTTTATGTAACTTTCGTCGAGTCCAATGGACTTGAGACTGCGGCGGGGACTGCCTCGGCAGACGTCACTATATCGGGAACTACTCAACAAATAGACGTCACGGCCGTGCCGGTTAGTCCTGAACCACTAGTGACACAAAGAAAAATTTACCTGCAGTTAGACGGTGGTAGCATCTTGTTCATTTCTACAATAAATGACAACACCACGACAATAGCCACAATATTAGCTGATGCCACATCAACTATTCAGGCACCTGACTATGATGGGATGAGGAAGTTTCGTGGGAATCCATTTTTTGAATCTTCCAATCAGTTAGAACAAAGATCACTCGATGATCTCAGGTTAAAGTTTGAGGGTGTAGTGCCTTCAGGCACGCCAGAGTTTTGGGCACCGCTTGCGGACAATGAGATATTTTTCTATCCATCTCCATCAAGTGCCCTAACACTTAAATATTATTTTCACATGCGACCACCGCAAATTGTTTCCTCTGTCGATAGCCAACCGCTTTTGCCGGTTGAGTTTAAGCCGGTTTTAAAAGCTGGTGTCATAGCACTTGGTTATGAATACCGTGACCGTGCCGGACAAGAGGGTAAACTTAATAATTATCACTTACTGCTATCTAAGGCTCAAAGAGATTACTCTGAAAAAGCCAGGGGTAGAAATACTATAAGAGATGTTGTTGGAGATACTGACGGTTTCTCTTATAACTAGGGAGAATAATGCCACTCAATAGACGTGCCATTAACAAATATAAAGCGTTCGACCAACCGCTGAGTTTTAAAACTGATGAAGCAGAAACCAAACTTAAAGACATCAGGAACCTTTTCTTCAATAAGGGCAAGCTTGATACACGGAATGGTATGTCTCGTTTTAATGCTACTGCCCTTGGTGGCCCTGTGCTGTCTACTTCGTTTTTTAAAGATTCCAGTGGTACTACAAACATTATCGCTAAAGTCGGTACGACTCTTGTAAAAGTAAACGCCACGGGCGGACATACTGTTATAAAATCAGGGCTAACTGCAACGAACGTACACACGGGTGTAACACTAAATAACAGACACATAATTACAGTAGAGGGGAATGGGATATTCGCGTGGGACGGAACTACGTTTTCTAACTTAGGATCTGACGTTCCCGCCATTCCCTCCGTAGCTACCAGTGGTGCAGGTAATTCACTTGATGCTGATGACTACCGAGTGGCGTGTACCTTCTACTCAAGCCAGTATGGGTTTGAATCAAACATCGGCGTACAAACTGCTGATGTAACTGTAGCTTCTGGCAAACAAATCGACGTAACATCAATTGATACTACCACCAGCAATGGGTTCATTGATAAGGTTAGAGTTTATGTTAACAACGTAACTGACAACACGGGGTTTTTATTCTTTGTAGAAATTGACCTAGGCACGACAACTGCAACGATAGATACTAACGCTACCTCGAGTAGGGTGCCTCCGTCAGACTGTGCCGCACCTATATCTGGTGGTGGTAAATACATGACCACCTTTAACAGGAAATTAGTCTATGCGGGAAACACTACTTTTAAAAACGATGTCTTTTTTAGTGGGATTGATAAGCCAGATTGCTTTTCTGACGAAGATGATCGTGTTGTTATTCAGTGTCCCGGTGATGGCGCTGTTAGCGGTCTTAGTACTGGCCTGTTTAATGACAGCCAACTGGACCCTTACGTAGTTATATTCAAAAGAACATCGACACATATTTATTCTGAAATAGGCGGACAAGCAAAGTTCGCCACTATAAATGATAAGGTCGGCTGTGTCTCACACGAGTCGATTATAGTTAGGAACGGACATGTGTTCTTCCTGTCTCAGTCGGGATGGAGGGCAATAGTTAATGGTAGGCTCCTAACTAATAAGCAGGGTGAGGCCGTTACTCTAGGGGACGGGGATGTTGATGACATCTTCACCGTTGAGGATGCTTCGGATTTCTCATATGCACTTGATAAGTCACAGCTTGCAGGGTCGTTTGGAGTTTATTATGCCACCCTCGACCAATATATTACCTGGGTAATAGAGGCGGACGCAGTGTCTGCTAGCAAGCAATACGTCTGGGAGTTTGATAAGATCGGGTTTACCACGTACCGGTTCGCAGTCGACGCCACCTCTGCAATGATAGGTGAATCAAGCACGGGGGAGGAAGTAGTTTATTTCTCCGGTGCCAATGGGTACATTTACCAACACTCAATATCTGAGGCTAAGACCGACATAGATAAAGACAACAACGCCGTGACCATTGATGCGTTTATGCTCATGCCTTGGTTTGGCGGAACTGAAGATTACGATTCTACCTATTCATTTAGGGAGCTGATACTTCGAGCAACAACATCATTAGATGATATAACAGTCAGGGCGTTTGTTAATTTTTCCTTCCTGTCAGCAGACCTACACACCTACTCTTTCCCAACAACCAATACTGGCTTCGTCCTTGACGTGTCAAAATTAGATGAAGGTGTGTTCGGCGACTCGAGAGAAAGAGGTTCGGCGAGGGCAGATATAAATAGGACCGGCGAAAACATATTGATTGGTTTTTACCAGAACATAGCCGGTGCCAACATGGGCTTAATAAACGGCCAATTACATTTTAATAAAAACGGAAACAGGAACTTAAATTAGGAGTTATAATGTATACATTTGTTTTAGGACAATCAAAACTAGATAAAGCTACTTTAGAAAAAGAGATTGTATTTGATTCTAGTATGGGAATACTGTTTGGAACAATATCTGCCTTCTTTTTACATAGAGCCTACAAAAAATACAAACAATGGAAGAGGTTATAATGTTTAGATTATTTTTATTACTAGGTTTTATAACACCTACGCTATACGCGGGAACCTGTTCATCAATTTCACGTACTAACAACAGTGCCAGCACGGTACTTACCTCGACCAAATATAATGCTGATCATAATGTTGCCTATGCACAATTAAACGACCTGGACGGCGGGTGTATCACGGACGGTACACTTGAGTTTTCCAGCCTTGCCACGGCAGAGTTTGGAGTTATAACCAACGGGACTGAACGTGGGTGTGAAGTGACCAGGTCAGACGGCAACACACTGTCGGTCGCTAGTTGCCTGTCGGCAGTAAACGGTAACCAGATAAACACTGCCACCGCAGCCACCGTGACTTGGGGTTGTACAGGTTGTGCCGCTGAGGTCGCCTCAACTGAATACTTTATTTATATAAAAGACGGTAGTAACGGTTTCTCATTAGATGGTCAACTGCTTATCTCTACAACTGGACCTAGCAGTAAGGGTTACGACGGATCAAGTAACAAGGCGCTTGCAAGATTTAGAAACGACGGAGCCTCTAGTATAGCATCAGGTAATATCTCCCAGTTCACCGTCACCGGGTTTGGTGGTCGTGGCGTATCTGATGTTTGTTCATTTGAAGATTGGGCGACTGGAGAAGGTCAACGTGTTAACGGCACTGTTCCTGCTCTTAGGCCCCTTAACAGGCTGGCCAGTGATGTGAGGGGATCTTGTTCGTTTGCCTCTTTTGCAGCTCACCAAGTAACCATAAACCAAGCCGGGTATTACAGGTTTGAAGGCAGTGGCGTATTTAGAGGGACGGGAGAAAGTATATTATATTTAGCTAATGTAACCACTGGGGATCTTCCACTACTTAGTCACAACTTAGAAGCCGGTGCCGGAGAGTCTGGTAATCTTAGGTTTCAAGGTTATTTATATGTGCCAGCAGCAACAGTTTTTGAAATGAGAGCTAATTATTCTCTAGTTGGTAACGCCTGCGGATCACCACTTCCTCCATTTGGACTTGAGGTTCTTTGCTCTAAATTATTAATAAGTAGGTACGAATAGTGAGTATCTTTAAAGAATATTACCACGAGAAATACGGGCTAAAAACTTTAGAGTCCACGTATGGTTTTATTTGCTACAATATAAAAGAAGAGACATGTTTCATAGGCGAGATATTTGTTAAACCAGAACGCCGAGGGGACAATAGAGGATCTGTACTAGCAGACGAGATAGCCAACCGAGCTAAGGAAGCCGGCTGTAAATTTCTAACCTGCACAGTGCAGTTGGCCGGCAAAGAACCCGAACGGTCATTAGTAGCTATAATAAAATATGGGTTTAAGATTACAGATGTCGTGGGGACGGGACTGTATTTAACTAAGGAATTATAATGGGTGATTTGTTTGGAGATAAAGAAAGTCAGCTTTTTGAAAGAAGCCATTTGGCTAAGGGAGCTGAAGATTTTCAAGTAGAAGCTCAACGGTTACAACTGCAGGGGCTTAGGAATTTACAGCCTCAGAGTCGGACGGAACTAGAAGGTATTTTTGGCAGGGCAGACCAACAAGAGTTGGCCCAACGTCGTACCGGACTGGCAGACTTGCAGCAAGATATTCAAGGTGCCCAGGCGGCTAGGGGACTGGGGAGTACGTCAGTCGGACTAGGCCAATTAACTTCTGGGAGAAAAGCCTTAACTGAAAGAGAAGCACAACTAAAATCAAGTATACAAGACAGGGTGAACGCGCTCAGACAGCAGCAAAGACAACAGTTTTTCCAAGCTGCCACGGGAGCTGCCAGTAGCCAGAACATACCCATTAGATTCCAAGACCAACGTATCAATGCTAGAGGACCAGGACTTATTGGACCACTACTAGGTGCTGCCGGAACTGCAGTCGGAGCCTTTTACGGTGGGCCTGCAGGTGCTGCCGCTGGTGCTGGAATAGGAAACGCTGCCGGCAATGCCTTCGGCGGTAAGGCCAGTGCCACGGGTGCTGGGCAGGGACAAGTTCAATACACAGCTTAGGAGATAAGACATGGCTTTCGTACCAGAGTCAGAACAAAAACAAAGACAGAGAGCCTTAGACTTACAGAGGAAGGTAGACTCCAGTCCCCTGTCCCAAATAATAACGGGGATCTCAACCGGGGTTACCTCTGGACTTAATCAAGCAATAGATAGAAAAAAGCTAGCCGATAAAAATCAAGCGGCATTAGACTTGGCTGTGGGTAAAGAGAAAGCTAAAGCTGAAGGTGGGTTCGACCAATCTAAAGCATCAAAAAGAATAGCAGCAAACTTAAAAATAGAAAGAGAAAACCCTGGCACTGATCCGGCAAGGAGAGCTAAAGCCAGAAGGCTAGTCGATGAGGACTTAATAGCTAGACAACAGTCTAGGTTCGACTCCGGCGGAGACAGGAGATTAGAGAGAGATATTAATGCCACTAGAAGAGCGCAAGTAGATCCAGAAGTACTGGGGTCAGCACCGGGAGTACCAGAGGTTCAAATACCAGGTAGCTTTGCAACACAAGAAGAAGCCAACATAGCTTCTCAGGCTAGGGATGCTCGCTTGGCTAAAACGCCAGCAGCCCAAGTACCAGCAGCCCAAGTACCAGCAGCCCAAGTACCAGCAGCCCAAGTACCAGGACAACCTGCGGTGGGTACGCCGACTATAGAGAGCCGGGCACTGGAAGACAGGGCTAGGAAAATAAAAGAGAAGCAACGCACCCTAGAACAATCAGATGTTAGAATTACTAATAAGTTTATCGAGGGGTTAAACGAGGACACGCCAGAAATTAGGGATCGTATTAAAAACATGCCGGGGACTTACGGTAAGAACTTAGTGGCAGCACACGAGGCTGGCACCACCGATATGTTTGCCAATAGCCAGATAGGTAAGAGAAAAGCTGGTCGTCTAAGTAAGGCGAAAGAATCCAGAAACAAAATTGTACTTTCTGCCGACAATAATATAGCCGCCTTTGTAGGGATACAGGATTCTGTTGCGGCACTAAATGAAATACTTACTCTGACCACTGGTCAAAAAGTTAACTTCCTAAATTTGAAGTTTACTAAGTTAGCCGACTCTACTGGATTCGGGGATGACGTAGCACATTTCGGAGCGGAACTTTCTTCATTCTTTAATGGGAATAAATTCTCAGACGAAGATGTAGCAATAGCACATAACGCCTTTAGAAGTTATATAGCTGGGACCAGGAAAGCCTTCCAAGCCTACGGTAAATCAATTTCAGGTGGGACAATAGCTGCCGAGGAAAGAGCAGAATTTCATAAGACCCTGCCCAACCCAGAAGTAGACACACCCGCCGCAGTCATCGCAAAGGTTAGAGGATTAGCGGTTGCAGAAAGAGCCGTCAAGGCCGGAGCAATAAAAGGATACAAATCTCTTGAAAAACTAGAGAACTTAAAACCAGGGGAGAAACCCTCACCGGAGTTAGAGAGAGAAGTTAAAGAATTTTATAAATCTGTAGTATCTATAGTTAAAGCATACACGGCAGGGCGAGTAGTCCCAGTAAAGATGATGAAAAAAATTAGGAACTACGAAAAGGGCGTGGTTAAGGATAGAGAAAAAGAAAAAGTTAAGACACAGAAAAAAGGTAAAAGCCTACTAGATAAGGTGCGATAAAATGCCTAAGAAAAAACTATCTGCTGCAGAAATTATAAAGCTCGCTGAAGAGAGTGGGGCTACAACCAAAGACGATTTTGAAAGCGACCTTGAAGAAGGCGGAGCTGACATACTTGAGTCAGAACTTGATCGCCATCTTAGAAGTATAGAAGAGCTACCCACCCCCAAGAGACAGGGACTTGTTGACCGGACAGTAGATTCAGCCGGAGACTTGATAGGAATTGAAAGACCTTCCGCTGAAAAGGGTGCTGATAAACTTCCTGCTCCTCTTGAAGGTGAGTCAGAACTTGACCGCCATCTTAGAAGCATAGAAGATTTACCTAAGCCCGGTGCCGCCATAGCCTCTGACAGTGGTCGGTCCCCTGCCAGTGAACAACTTACTCCCGAAGAAAAAGCTAGGGGTAGGGAGTTGCTGGCAAAAGAAGAACTTACTGATCAAGACAACGAGTTCCTAGAGGGACTTAACTCCAGAGGGCTACTTAAAAAAGGTGCCTTTGATAAAGCAGAAGAAGAAGAAGAGGACGAAGAATTTAGAATGTTCCCCAAGTTTGAAGAAGGTGCTGAAGCAGAAGCCTTAGGAGAGTTAGTTGGTGGGGCCGTAGATGTATTGGACCGTGCCTCTCTTGGACGATTTGTTAGGAGTGGTATTGATGAGGCTGGTAAAAGTTTTACCCATAGTAGGGAAGTAGATAAACAAGGTGTAGTTAGTAGTTTAGCAGAAGCCGGAGTTAAAGGACTGTATACTGGATTTAAGGAAACACTACCAGGATTTTTAGGTGGAGCAGACATAGGATCTCCATCTGTATCAGGTAGAGAAGCTGCCGAGTCTGTTGGGTTTTCTACCGAGCCAATGGACATAGATATTACAGTTACTGGAGAAGGTGGGTCCGTGCCAGAAGAAGTACCTCTGTCGGCACTGCCACCCCAATTACAAGGTGACCCATCTTTAGTAACCACTACCGAAACAGCTAAGGGACCATCTCCGGCAGGGGTTGTTGGAACTTTGCTGGAAGTCTTTGGCGATTTCTCTGGAGTCAGAAAGGCAGTTAAGCTTGGGGGCAGGGCGTACATAGAAACTATAAAGAATGTTAAAAAAGTAGTAGACAACGATGTTGTAAAAGAAATACTAGACGGAACTTCCGCTCTAAAAGATGTGGTTACGGGAACGCTAAAGGTTCCTGCTATACGTATACCAGAAATAGCCACCACGGCTAAAAAGTTTGTGGAGGGTGTCCCTGGGCAGGTGAGAAAATCATTTAGAACTAGGTTCAACCCCCGTGCAGATGTAGCCAATAAGATAGCAGATAAGCATGGCATCAAGGGAGTGGACAACCACGTTGAGTTTGTTGAGGGTGATCGCATCCCACTAAAAGAAAGAACCGACCTAGAAGCTAGTGGATCTGTAGATGATATAGAAACCTACAACACACCAATGGTAGAAACAGATAAAGTTATAAGAAAAGAACTAGATAACCTGGGGAAACCAAAAACTCCCGAGGAACTAGCAAAAGAGTTAGACGAAGCCATAGACACGGGGCTTGATAATAGACTTAAGCAAGTTGGGTCTACTATAGAAACTAAAATAAGAGAAGTTCCTGGCTATAAGTTTGACGAAAAAACAAAAAGAAATTTTGTACAGAAATTTAGAGCGGCCCGTAAAAAATCTAGGACACAAGCTGTAGCAGGGGCTACTAAAAAACAAATAAACGAGGCTGGCGGGTTTGATGCGGTTTTGGAATTTAAAAGTGAGCGCGGAGATTTAAAAAAATTATTTAATCAACCTCTACAAATGTTAAAGTTCATAAGAAACCTGGGTAAGAAGGGTTGGGGCAAGGGGGGTCTAGATATAGACATACTGCCCGACCTAAGTGCGGAGCAAGCCAGAGATTTATATAAAGCCATGATGTCCATCATGAAATCCGATCTTAAACTTAAGTTCGGTGCTGCTACCATAAAAGATATAGAGGCCAGCAACAAGATATTCTTTGAAGTTTTAGGCAAGGGGGCTGAGGCCAAGAAAATATTATCCGGTAGAAGCGGGAAGGCTCTGCTCAATAATTTATTAAATATGGAGCCGGGTAAACTTACTAACCTCCTACAGTTTGTAGATGGTCCAAAACTTAAGAAGCTTAGGCGCGGTATACTAGAGCATGTACTAGGAAAAGAAGTTGTTGTTTCAGGAACCAAGTTATCTTTTGTTAATGCAGAGAAACTTAACCAAGCACTGAATAACAATCAGAACCTACGTCTTCTAATGGGCGACCCAAATGATTATACCTCGCTACTAGAATTGTCTGACTTACAGAAATCATTGCCCGCCCCTATCAGAGTTCCAACAAAAGCTGCCACAACCAAGAAAGCTTTCTTCGGTGCCATTGAAGCTGCCTTTGATAAATCAATACTTGACGCTGGGAAAGTTAGGGCCAGGATAAATAGGTCTGCCGCTAAACTAACCAAAGAGTTTCCCACCTTAACAAAAAGGGAAATAAAAGCTAGGTTAACAAAAGCCCGGAACCAGGGAAAGACTGCAGAAGAAACTATGAAGTCACTAGAGTCCCTAGCAAAAGGAAAGGCAACGGGTAAGAAAATTAGAACCGGCGTTAAAAGAGCAGCCCCCGCAGCTAGGTTGATACAGCGTGGGTTAGAATCATTAGGTCAATAATTCCAAGGAGAGGAAATGAAATATTATCAAGTGTACTTAGAGAGTGACGGAAAGAACAGACGTGGTGCTAACCAAGACGCCCCTGCAAAACGGCACGAACGTGATGCGGTCTACTTTAGTCCAGCCTCGCCCTTTATGGTCTATGAATATAAGGACGGGCAGGATAAACTATGTAGACAGCTATTTGAACTGGGGGAATACGGGGATGGGTCTTTTAAAATTTATTTTTTTAATGATGGTGCAGACGCTATCTCTGAAGAGGAACTATACAAAAGAAAGAGTGAAAGTAAGAGCGAAGTACCTAAGAAGAAACCATCCAAGAAAAAGATAGTCAGTAAAGTGGCCAGCAAGGAGAGTAAATAATGAGCGCATTAAATCCGGACTACTCAATTAGTTCAGTCAATTATAAAAACGGTGAGAGTGTCCAGGGGGCAGTGGAGCTAGGGAAGTCAGTGACTTACCACCTCAGTTTGTCTGCCGATACATCGACCGATCCATTTGCAGGTAAGACAAACAAGTATGCCGAGTCAGCACTGATAAGAGTTATAGTTGCCGAGGAAGCCACTACAATTGGGGGTCTACATATCAAAGCTGGCGGGTCAGGAATTTCCGCTGCCGACACGGATGATTATTTCTTGGCACCTAACGTAGAATATTATTTCCAGGTTAGCAGTAACAACAATTACTTTAGAATCATTGGGGCTGCCTCGGCAACACCACAAGTATTTGTGACCGAAATAAAATAATGAAACGCTTGGCCGCTACCGTCACATTGTTCATGACCTTTGGGTCAGTCTTGTGGGCGCTGGCGGCTGACATTAGTTCACTGAAAGAAGCAAAGAAAAATACTGCCACGCAGTACCAACAAATCGCAGCGGATATTAGAGAGATAAGATCGAACCAAAGTGAAATACTCAAGCTTTTAATCAACCGTGACTAGTCGCTCCTATGAATTAAAAGAGCCTGATGTTAGCCTTGAGGATATGTTAATCTTAAAGCCTAGCCTTGTAATAGTCTGGGGGTTTCTTTTAAAGTTCTGTGCAACTAATAAGATACCCTGCCGGATTACAAATATAAAAACTAAATTTCCTCTGAGTGTTTCAGACACCCACCCACAGGGGAGAGCTATAGATGTTTCAGTCAGGGGGTGGTCAATCCTACACGTTAGAGACTGCCAGGATTACCTGGAGAGAAACGTCGGTCATCTAGGTGCCATAGTGGGACGAGGTGACAGACGAGTGTCGGTGTTCCATAATGTCTATGGGGATCATCTGCATCTGCAGGTTGCGCCAGAAAAATTTAACGAAATTAACTAAGGAGAGGTTATGAAATCACCATTTAAATCCAAGACATTACTTGCTAACTTTATCGTTGCAGCAGTGGCTTTTTTTCCAAATGTTGCGAGTCAGTTAGATGCATCACAAGTTATGTTAGGTCTTGGTGCTCTGAACATGGTCCTTCGTCTTATAACTAAAGATAAAATCGGACTAGAGTAATGGTTGAGCTGGTCCTAGAAGTTTTAGGCACAGGGCTTAGGCTCTGGGACCGTCACGGCCGACACAAATACACACGTAAATTTTTAGAGCTTCAGGAGGTGATACGTGAACAAAGAAATACGCCCGCACTGGAGCGTGACAACATTATTTACAGCAATGCTGTTGATGAGCTGTACGAGCTTGGGAAAGCCTTTAGTTCCGCCGCTGCATCGGCAGATACTTCTAGTCCATCCGAATAAACCCGTGCTTATTTTTCCGTACAAGTACCGACCTAAATGGAAGTGGAAGAAGCGGTCCAAAGTACTCGAGTATGACCTAAATGATCCCAAAATTCGTGCAAGGTTGCAGGGTTTTGAGTGCCAGATCCCTCGTTAGTAACATATAATTTAAGGAGGGGGGGTGATCGAATATCTAAACAATGCAGATAAAGTCACGGTTATATTGTTCCTGCCTTTGTGTGTAGAAAATCAACGAGAGCTTTTAGAAGTCGCCCTGGAGTATTGCCAGGACGTCGAAGCTGATTACTTTTTGGCCGTGAAGGAAGATGCCTCACGGCCCATCTGGAAAGGTCGCCGGGGGGTTAACATTGGCAAGATCCGTTAGTGCCTCGTAGACTTCGTCCCAATTCTCCGGATAAGCAACAAACACCAGGCCTCCGGCTCGCCTAATTTTTTCGTGAACGTATTTTTGTAGAGGCGATACCCTCGCCTTAGCACTCGCTTTATATTCGATGCAGACGAACGCTCCATTAATTGCCAGTAACTTATCAGGAAATCCCCCTTGGCTCACCTGTTGTATCGACGTGCTGTATGTGTTCGGCAGTCGATCTATATATTTCTGTACTCTATTTCTGAACTTTTTTTCGGGGCCTGCCATGGCTTCTCCGGCTCGGGGAGGAAAATCTTATTCCTTTAATCTGCGCTCTTACTATATGGTTTTCGTTCCGCCCAATTTGTATCTGACCATTCTACCCCTACCGTCATTGGTAGTCGTAGATGCGGATACGCTTGTTCCATTATGGTTTGCAATTGTTCAACAATGTGTTCTTCGTCCTTATGGACCTCGAATAATATTTCATCGTGGATCTGCAGGACCATGTTGGATTTTTTATCCGCCAGGTAATCCGCCAGTTGTACCATTGCCTTTTTTACAATGTCGCCACAGCCACCCTGAATTAAATAATTGGGGGCTTTATATTCTTTGTCTTCTTCCACGAAACACCTCCTGCCAAACCAATTTGTAATGTGACCTAGTAACTTTGCCGTACCAATAGTGTCGCATATGAAACTACTGACCATCGGCAGCTTTTCAAAATATAAGTTCTTTAGTTTTTCTGCCTTCTCTAAATCTATCCCCAGGGCATCGGCAAGTTTCTGTGCGCCACCACCGTATAAAAGCATAAAGTTAATTGTCTTAGCGTACTTTCGCTCAACGCCCATAGCTTCTGCCGTTGCAGCGTGGACATCCATCCCGCCGATTATTTTTTTAATGAGCTTAGTTTCGCCAGCAATGTCGAGCATAAGTCGATACTCCATCTGGTCGTAATCAAGCATAAAAAAATTATAACCATCACGAGGTATAAAACAAGCTCGCGGGTTGAAATCTTCATCTGGGTTATTCTCCTTATGGACATTTTGCAGGTTTGGTTCCCGACAAGACATACGGCCAGTCGACGTGCCACCCTGGACAAAATTACAATGGAGGAGTCCATCATCATCTTTTAAGTCCAGAAAGTTTCTATAGTAGGTATTGAGTTTTTTATAAACTTTTCTATGGTCCAAAATACACTTAGCTATTTTGTTGTCCATAGTTTCTAAAACACTGGCGGCGAAACTGGGGTTCCCTTTAGCGGTGGTACCGCCGGTGATACCATGTTCCTCGAAGGTTTCTTTGATAGCCTTGTTTGAATCTACAAACTCCTTATGTACCAGCTCGTGATATAAGTCCCCCTGAATTTTAACCTGCCTAGTGCAGTTATCAATGGCGGCCTGGCAGTAGGCAACGTCAACTTTGATACCAAGTTTTTCCATTTCGAATAAAACATAGGTTAGTGCAAGCTCATTTTTTAATAAAGGAATAGCCGAGGGGTCTTCCTTTGGCTTATCACGCTCGCGTTTTAAAAGCTTATCTATTAAGTGAACACCTAACTCATAAGCAACTCTGGCGTCTCGTTTGGCGTATTCACACATAATTTCGTGCGGCACTTGGTCGTAGTGGGGCTTCCTATCGACTTTCTTTTTACCCGACACTACCGTGGTGGTGTAGAGTTTATTCTTTGAAATATATTTTTTTACGGTGTCGTCTTTTGGAAAGCCAATATGCTTACCGAGGTAGTCAAGACTATAACTAGGCTGAAGATTGCTCAACAGCCTAGATATAGCTTGTGTGCAAAATATTCGAGGGGGGATCGGAATATTTTTTACGCTCAACATATGCATATCAAACTTTGCGTTATGTATAAAAATGTAACCATCAGTCTCGGGGACTTCTTTCATCCCGCCTATTATATACTCTTCAGTACCCTCATCGGCAATACTAAAAGCGAATGGTCGGTCGCCAAGATAAGCATATAAGCCAGTGGTTTCGGAGTCAAAGGCGAGGTGGTTTGTCATAATCATCCCGAAACATGTCCATCTGAATTATTTTAGGATCATTTTCATCTAGGTGGTAGTCTGCCAGTTTCACCATGGTGCATGATATTGCTCTCATGTCTTTTGCTAGCTGCATATATTGTCTATTTAGTTGAGCCAACAAAGGCCCTAAGTCTGAAATCATGTAAAACTCCAATTAAAAAAGGAGCCAGGTAATAACGGACCTGACTCCTCCGGAAAATTTATGAAAAAGAAAGAGAGTAACCACCTTTCTTAATCAGAAAATAATAGGGCAGATTAGACCCTCTAAGCTGACTCTTATAAGGATGATGAAGTCAGCTTATAAATGTCCTCTATCAACAATTGCTTGTGGTTTTTTAGATTGCTCAAGCTGGGGGACTAATACTCCGTCCATCACTTCTTTAGCTAAAGCTCTCTCAGCGGCGGTGGAGTCCCTGGAGTTTTCCACTCGGTAACCTTGCCACTTAAACGTGCCGTCGCGGTTTTCTTCCTGACGGACAGATAACGACAACACAACATTTTGTTGGGGCTTACCTTTTAATGCCTTACTAATGTCGGCAACGCCTTTGAAACTACCGGGCTTTAAAGTTAAATTATAAGCTTCCTTATCACCGTCCGCTAATTTGTCGGCAAGTAATATAACGTATTTGTTATGAAGATTATTTTTAACCACGCCATCGGGTGATCTATTACTGTTAGGCAGGCCATCAGATGGAGAGTTAACCCAAGTCATACGGGTCTTACCGTCTTGGTTCTTCATTAGTTTGCCGCCTAATGTATGAGTGTAAAACTGTTTGGCACCCAGGATGATTATCTCTAGCTCTTTACCAAAATCTTCTCGTAGCTCTTGATCAGCTTCGGCAGTGATGATGGTTCCTTCTACGGCACCGGGGTAATTTTGTGTTCCCGATTGCACAAGGTAAAGCGACTTCATCGAAGCAGTACTTGGTGCAACTTGGACGCCCATTAAATTTGAATACAATGTTTCTTCAGTCATGTTGTCTCCTATTTCTTTGACTTGGTGATACTAAGTTTTTTTACTGTAAATGGAACTACCTCATCCGGCATGCCCCAATCTGCTCCGTCTTTTTCTTGTAGGTCATTACAAACTTTTGTAAATCTCATTCCGTTGATCGACTTC